TGACCCGCCCCTGGGGGTCTTGCAGGACGGACCCACCCCCCTTCACTCAACCCCCCGACTAGAAAAAATATAAAAAAGGGGTTGACACAAACAGATATATCTGATATAATATAAGCAACAAAGTAACGGAGGTAGTAACAATGAACATTTGCAAAATAATCGCCAGCGTCATGGCAGACACGAAGATGACGCAGAAATCACTATTGCTCAAAATCAATGCACTTGCCGGCAAGCAGGTGATAAAGTCACAATCAGTTGTTTCCGAAAGGTTAAAAAACAAGAACATTGGCGTTGATAAAGCATTTGAAATGTTAGATGCAATGGGCTATGAAATAATCATACAGCCAAAAAGCACGCGTGGCAAAAGAGCAACGGGATCATATGTGATAACAAAAGAGGATGAGCAGGAAGAAGAATAATGAATGGAGAAGCAGCAGGTCAGGCAGGGAGAACAGTAGGAAACATAAAGGGTGATGTGCAATGGTATACGGATATGCAAGAGTCAGCTCCGTAGGACAGATAGACGGAAACAGCTTTGAGGACCAAGAGAAGCTTATAAAAAGCAACTATCCAAATGCAGAAATACATCTGGAACAGGGCTCAGGTGCAAAAGAGCGTAAAGTGTTGAATGAAATAATGAATAAAGCAGTTTCAGGTGACACGATAGTAGTTACAAAGCTTGACCGCTTCTGCAGGTCAACAGCGTTAGGCTTGGAGTATATCGAGCGCATGAGAGCAAAAGGTGTCAAGATACACATACTCAACATGGGTCTGATAGAAAACACACCAATAGGCAAACTAATTATCACAAACCTATTGGCATTTGCCGAGTTTGAGAGAGCGATGATACTTGAACGAACGCAATCAGGCAAAGCCATTGCACGTCAAAAAGAAGGATACCAGGAAGGCAGACCGAAAACTGTAAACATACCTGATGAGGTAAAGCAAAAGGTCGATAGCGGAGAAATGACAGTAGCTGCCGCCTGCCGTGAGCTTGGTATAAGCCGTTCAACGTGGTATAATGAAATGAGAGTGGCAAGAACAGAGTAGAATGATATAAAAGCATGACAATATAAGAGCAGAACGATAACAGCAGAACGATAATAAAAAGATAGAGCGTGCCAAGTGCCAAGTGCCAAGTGCCACATAGCTGACGATGAAAGGAGGCTAGTTGTGTGGCACTATTTTTATGCCATGCAGAAAAAAAGTATGATAGATCTGACAGTAGTAGGCAACAGAGCATTAAGTAAAGAAGATATGTTTAAGCTTGCCCAAAAGCAGGCAAATGGTGAGTTGAAAACAGAACAGCTCCTGCTTGAAACGTTGAAAGTGCAGGACGAAAAAAAGAAACCGATGATAAAGGCGGCAAAGCATAGCTATGAGAGCGCAATGAGAAAAACAAGCGAGCTTGCAAAAGCAGGCAAGGCAAAACTCGCAAAAGAGTGGTATGACCTCGCTCACAAATTCGTACTGTGGGCAGGCGACAGCGATTTTGACGCATATATGCTGGCTTCGGAATGGAACAGAGAACCAAGCGCAAAGTTTTGGGCGCCAAGGAGAGCCGTTCTTGAGGGCAAGCACAAGCTGGCAACGCAGATACAGGAGTTCATAGACGATGAGGACGCCCTGTTTCTGAGCTTGAGCACGCCCCCAGGTGCAGGCAAGAGTACGCTTATAAAGTTTCTGCTGTCATACATTGCAGGACTGTTTCCGCAGTCTGCGAACATATACACATCATACTCAGACGGAATGTCGAAAATGATGTATGACAGTGTGGTATCAATGTTAACGGACACAAGTGAATATGGGCACAACGATATATTCGACAATGGTATGCCTACATTGAGTGCAGAGTACAACACTATATCGTACCGAAAAAAAGGCGACTTCCCTACTATCGGAGTTATCTCCCTGGGCGGTTCGGTAACAGGTCGAACGAGAGCAAATAAGTTCATGATAACAGATGACCTCGTGAAGAATGCGGAAGTGGCAAGAAACCCGCAAAGGCTTGAAACACTGTGGCAGGATTACAGAGATACGCTGACAACCCGACAGATAGGCGATAATGTAAAGCAAATAATGCTCGGTACGATATGGAGTTTGCATGACCCTATCAGCCGAATGCGAACTGATCATGAGGGAGATCCGCGATATAGATTTATTGCGATACCCGTATGTGACGATAACGGCCATAGTAATTTCAATTACAACTGTGCGGACAGATACACAGATAAAAAAATACGTGACATAAAAGCAGACATAGATAATGTCACATTTAGTTGCCTGTATATGCAGCAACCTATGGAACGTGAAGGTCTGCTCTTCCATAAGGACGAAATGAACTGGTATAACGGAACACTGCCTGACGGCTCTGCAAGAAGAATAGCTGTGTGTGATGTGGCGTGGGGCGGTGACTATCTGGCAATGCCGATAGGATATCTGTATGAGGACGGAAGTTTGTTTTTGCAAGACGTGGTTTTCAGCAAGGGTGATAAAAAAATCACACAGCCAATGGTTGTGGCAAAGAGCATACAACATCAGATACATCAAGAGAGGTTTGAAGGTAATAACGGCGGAGATGAATATGCGAATGAGATAGATAAACAGCTGAGAGCACAGAACGTCCACATAAATATCAGCAGTAAACGTGCGTCGACAGCACAGAGCAAGCTTAGCCGAATATTGCAATATGCACCTGACATAAAACAGGTGTATTATCGCAACGATAACGGCAGAGGTGAGATGTACGATAAATTTCTGGAAAACCTGTTTGCGTTTAATCAGAGCGGTAAAAACGCACATGATGACGCCCCCGACAGCATGGCACAGCTGTGTGCGTTTGCAACAAATGGCGTAGGCGCAAGTGTAGAAATTATCAAGAGGATTATATAGGGGGACTTAAATAAGGAAAATTTATAGGCAGACGCTGAAATGAAAGCGAATTGTGCAACATGAACAAAAATGTTGAATAATATTTTACATAGTGTGAAGTGGAAAAAGTTGAAAAGTAGTATTATAATAAGCTTGTCAGGAGGGATAGGTAATGGATAATAGGCGCATACATAATAGGCGCATAGATGTATATTGTCCGAGCTGTGCGGCGGCAGGCATAAAGCGAAAGCTTATGGAAGTCGATAATGACGCAAAGGGCGTTATCTATCCATACTGCAAGGGCTGTAAGAAAAACGTTGCAGTTAAATTGCCCATAAGTGCTGAAAAGCACCTCCGTTAAGTTAATTTACGGGGCGAAAGCCCCGTATGTTCCGCAAAGTCAGAGTGGGTGCAATTCCCACACGGAACACCAAGCCTGTTATAAGTCTGTCGGCCAAGGTCGATAACGAATAACTTAAAAACCACACATTGATGGCTGTGTGTCGCTGGGTAGAATAGCCTAGGGTACTTTTTTACAATGAATTTATTTTCCTTAAAGCTAAATTCATTTCGTCAGCTGGAACGAAATCCAGCCAACCAACGGGTTAATGCTTAATCCCGTATCAAAAGGCATATCATTCCTTTACTCTGCCAACACTGATGAGTGTTCGGGCAGGATCGCAAAGCTGTATTGCAACAGGTACAGCTTTGAATTTGCAGGTTGAGAGCGTGCCAGCTCGAAGCCTGCTCCATTTGGCAGCTGCTATCCTCTCCAGGTATCACCCACAAAGCAGTTGCCATGCAAGCTTGTCCAGGCTTGATCTCCTTTCTGTTTTTACAGCGGCGGTAACACGCCGCACATGTCGGCTGACAGTGTGAGCCTGAAAGTCGGCACCATAAGAATATTAAGTGCCAAGTGTTTAATTACCAAGTGCCTATTAGTTATCTAAAAAAGATAGCTGATAGGCACTTTTTTTGTTGCACGGAGGTGAAACAATACGGAATTACACGGCAGACGAAAAATCCTTCTGAATGAAAGAGATATTACAGAAGAAAACATTATTGAAATAGTTCGGAGAGCGGTCGCAACTCACGAATTGAACCGAGAAGAAATTGAGTATCTCCACAACTATCTACGTGGGAAGCAACCAATTTTAAATCGTGTCAAAGAGGTTAGGCCTGAGATTAATAATAAAATCGTTGAAAACCATGCATTGGAAATAAACAATTTCAAGGTCGGTTTTATCTTTGGCGAACCTGTTCAATACGTCAAGCGTGGAAATTGCGAGCTTGATAATACAGGAAGCGATGCTCCATCAGATAATGGTGTGGCGGCTCTCAACGAGTATATGCAAGAGGACGATAAAGCTGCCAAGGACAGAGAGCTTGCTGAGTGGATAAATCAGTGTGGCGTGGGATATAGGCTGGTACTTCCCTCTGATGTGGACGAAGATGTTCCGTTTGAAACATATATACTTGACCCTAGAAACACGTTTGTTATCTACAGTAATGACTATAAACGCAAGCCTGTTATTGGTGTGACATACTCCAGCTACAGATTTGCAAATGCAGATATAACAAGCTACAGGTCATTTGACATTTACACCAATGAATGGTATTGGCGTATCGACTTCAAAAACGGCGAAGGCGTTGTGGCTAGATCACAGCCGAACAACATTGGATATATTCCAATTATCGAGTATGAAAATAATCCTGAACGTTTAGGCTCATTTGAGACAGTTATAACACTTTGCGATGCTATAAACAACATTGACAGTAATGACATTGACGGAATTGAGCAGATAATACAGGCGTTTACATGGTTTGACAACATAGATATCGACAAAAAGCAGCTGCAAGAGCTCAAAGAGCTTGGTGCAATAAAAACCCGTTCGCAAGAAGGGCGTCAAGCGTCAATAAAAAACATCGAAACAAAACTTGATATTTCACAGACTCAGGTAGCTAAAGATGACCTATATGACCGAATGCTTACTATTGCGAGTGTGCCTGATCGCCGAGCAAGCGCAGGTGGCAACACAGGTCAAGCTCTGATAATCGGTGAAGGCTGGGTAATGGCTGAAAGTGCTGCCAAAGCTTTTGAGTTGATGTTTGTAAAGCCTGAAAAGCAATTTTTAAGAGTTGTTCTGAAAATCTGCAAGAATACTCGAAATTGCAAGCAGGAAGTCAAAGATATTAAGCTTCACGATATTGATGTGAAGTTTACAAGAAACAAGACTGACAACCTGCTCACCAAGACACAAGGCCTGATGAATATGTTGCAGGCAGGCATTCACCCAAGAATAGCTATTTTGCACTGCGGATTGTTCTCTGACCCTGAACAGGTTTATCAGGACAGCAAGCCATACTTAGAAGCAACAACACAGCAACAGCAAGATACGGGTAATTTTGCCGTAAATACCACTGTAGCTGATGAAATGCTCAAAGCTATAGGAGCTATGGACAACAACGGCGGTGATAACAGTGGCAACGCTTAAATTTGATGAGCTTAACGTGTTGTGGTTTAACAAAATGGAGCTGCCAACCGCTGAAAAGCTGTTGCGAATAGAAATGGCGGCAGTGTTTGAGCGAGAACTCAATAAGATATTTTCCTCACAGCGTGAGCGTGCTGACAGCGACAAATATCTGCTATATGCAACAGTGTATGCAACGATAATGTCAAGCACATACATCGAGATTACAAACAATTATTTTTTAAAGTATGTTCTGAACATAGCAAGCAATGTAAAGGGGCTATCGGAATATTCCCAAAAATGGATTGTTAAGCACTCGGAGCAGTTTGCAAAGGAAATTCAGCAGACAACTCAAAGGCTTATTGAAAGCGGGGATTATGACAACGCATTTTCGGTAAGCCGAGCTAGGACTATATCACGCACAGAAATCAATGCTCTGTGCGAATGTGCAGCGCTTGAGGGATATTATCAAAGCGGTTACACAAAGAAGATGTGGGTATCGTTTAAGGACAACAAGGTCCGAGATACACACAAAGTCGCAGACGGACAAGTCAGGAGCTTGTTTGAACCATTTGACATTGGCAACAGCCAGCTGATGTTTCCACAAGATAGTTCGCTGGGAGCATCGGCAAAAGAAATCGTTAATTGCAGGTGTGTTATGCAGCCTGTAAAATAATAAAATTTGTAGCTGTGCGTTAAACAGCAAACGTCAAGCCGAGCAACCGGCGTTAATAAGCGTAGACGTAGAAAAGGAGTGTTTCTTATGACAAGAGAAGACGTAAAGGGTATTTTCCCAAACGCAACAGATGAGGAAATCACAGCATTTCTGAACAAACACAATGGTGAAGTCACAGCAGCCAAGTCCAGCGGTGTAAAAGCTGACGAGCTTGCGACACTCAGAGATAAGGCAAAGAAATATGATGACTATGAAGCCGAAAAGCTGACGGCTGAGCAGAAATTGAAAAAACTCACTGATGAAGCTGAGGCAGCTAAGATCACCAACCTTAAAATGTTGAATAAGACTAAAGCTGTTGCGGAGTTCGTAAACTGTGGCCTTAAAGAGGACGATTACAAGGGATTTATCGACAGCATTGTTTCAGACAATGAAGAAACTACAGTTAATTCTGCAAAGTCCATTGCTGCAATGCTCACATCTCAAAAGAAAGCCGTTGAAGATAAGCTTAAAGAAGACGGCCTAAAGAACACTCCAAAGCCTCAGGGAGCAGGCGGAAACGACGGACTTACATCTGCTGAAAAGATAGCCGAGAAATTGGCTACAGACAGAGCAACCATTGCTAAAACTGCGGCGGAAGGTCTAAAAAAATACATATAGGAGGTAATTAAATGGCTAATATGATGAAGTCTACAGCCGTAATTGCAGATAAGACAATTCTTGCAAACGGCGAATTTTTGGCAAGACCATATACAATAAAGGCAAGCACTATCACAGCTGATAGCAACGGAAAGAAAATCGTAAAAGGTGGAACTCCATTTCCTGCAAACGATTCAACCGCTATCGGTCTTCTGCTTGACACAGTTGACGTAACCGACGGCGATAAGACAGTAGCTCTTGTGTATGCAGGAACAGTTTCAACCGCAAAGCTGACAGCTAACGGCGTAACAGTGCAGACAGCGGCTAAGACAGCTCTGCCAAGAATCACATTTTTTGAATAAGGGAGGCAATACATAATGCAGAATTTTTCAGATGTTTTCACAGCTAAAGCATTTGCTATGTACTGGACAAAGTACCTTGAACAGGCAAATACAGAAGGCTATCTGGGAACTTCCCTGTTCCCACCTGTAAAGAAAAAGGGTATCGATATAAAGTGGATTAAAGGTAGGTCAGGCCTGCCTGTAACACTTAGACAGAGCGCGTTTGACGCTGTAGCACATGTCAGAGATAGAATTGGCGTAACTGCAATTCAGACAGAAATGCCATTCTTCCGTGACAGCTTCATCGTTAAGGAAAGTGACAGACAGGAAATCCTGAGAGCACAGGACAGCAATGATCCATATGTACAGCCTGTACTCGACAACATCTACAACGACGCCAAGAACCTTACCAATGGTGCAAATGTTGTTCCAGAGAGAATGATCATGCAGCTTCTCTCACCGGCTGACGGCTCACCAAAGATTGAGATATCAGATGGTGCAAAGGTAAGCTGTCTGTATGAGTATGACGTTGATGGCTCATTCAAGACAAACAATTTCAAAGCCCTCACAGGTACAGCTGCATGGACAGATCACAAGAATTCAAACCCTGTACAGGACATTCTTGATGCTAAGGAAGTCGTTGAGCGTACAGGAAATGTTCCTACAATCGCCCTGATGTCAAAGAAGACACTCAGAGACATCAGAGAAAATGAGAACGTCAAGGCATATATCGTTGCCAAAGCTCAGGCAACAGGTGGTGTTATTCTCGTAACAGACAAGCTCGTAAAGGAGTACATCTCTGAGGAAACTGAGCTCACAGTTGTTGTAAACAACAAGTCATTTATTGACGAAAGTGGCACGGCAAAGAGATTTTATCCAGACGATATGGTAACACTTCTCCCTGCACAGCCACTTGGCTCAACAGTTTATGGTACATCACCTGAAGAGGCTGACCTCATGGCTGACGGCAAGGCAGATGTTGCTATCGTAAATACAGGCGTTGCAATCGCAACAATCAAGCAGGAACACCCTGTTAATGTAAGAGTTCTTGCGAGCGAAATCGTCCTGCCATCATTTGAGGGCATGGATAACGTTTATGTTATCAACACAAATGCCAAAATCGGTGAGCTTACAGTAAATTCTGTCGCTGGCACAAGTGCATCAGGCAAGACAAAGGTAACAGTATCACCATCTCTGTCAGCAGGCAACTCCTACAAGTATAAGACAGCATCGAGCGTAACGGTTCCTGAGGTTGGTGCAGAATGCGAGTCAGGCTACACTGCATGGGACGGAGTATCCGAGATCACCGCAACAACAGGCAATAAGATACTCATCGTTGAGGTAGATGCAAACAACAAAGCTGTAAAGGCTGGTTCAGCTACAGTAGCGTCTAAGGCATAAAAGGAGAGTGCAAAATGGATATGATTGAGCTGTTTAAGGCAAGCGTTCCTGAGGAAAATTCCGAGGAATTGATTATGCAGTATTTAGACACTGCTCAATCAATTATCCTTGCACATCGCTTTCCTTTTGGCACAGACCGCACAGAGGTTGAGCCACAGTACAAAGGCTTACAGTTGAGAATTGCCATAGACCTATACAATAAGCGTGGAGCTGAGGGCGAAAAGGCACACTCTGAAAACGGAGTAAGCCGTACATATGAAAGCTCGTGGGTATCTCAACAATTGCTTGACGAAATCGTTCCGAAAGCTGAGGTATTGTAATGAGAAACCTAATGCGAAACGTTACAAAAATTAGCTATAAGCTGTATTTAGGTGAACAAGATTTACTTGATGATGACGGCTATAGAACGGGCGAAAAAGGCATAAGTTACTCAGATTTTAGCGGGTGCTATATGTCGATATCAGGCAATAAAAGCGACAGCGAAATGTCACAGTTCGGCCGAAACCTGGACTATGACAGAACAATGTCAACCGCAGATATGAAGTGCGAAATTGATGAACACTCACTGCTGTGGATAGATATTGACGTCAATGGTCCTCACAATTTCATTGTAAAAAAACGCTCTGTTACGCCAAATCAAATACAGTTTGCCATAAAACAGGTGAATGTCAATGAGGAAGATAGCGTTTAATCTGTCAGAAGATAGCTTGACAAAAGCCGTTGAGCAAATGAAAGCATATAAAGCTGAGATACACAAAAAAGCTCAACTGCTTGTGGAGCGTCTTACTGATTATGGGCTAACGATATGCAGAGCAAAAGTCATTGAAATGGATATCCCTGATACGGGACATTTGCTCAGTCAGGTTGACGGCTACTATAGCCCGTTGCTTAATGCTGGTTTCATTTTCTGTGACTGTGATTATGCAGTGTTCGTTGAATTTGGAACAGGTGTAAAAGGTGCGTCACAGCCATATGCAGGACAAGCCATAAGCGAATGTGGCTATCAATATATGGGCGGAACACATTATATCACGACGCAAGACGGACGTATAGGCTGGTTTTATCCTGCTGATGACGGAACGTGGAAGTTTACACAGGGTATGCCAAGCAGGCCATTTATGTACGAAACAGGGTTGGAAATGCGAAATGCTCTCGACAACATTATTAAGGAGGTTTTTAAGTGATTGACATTGAAAACAAGGTGTTTGACACAGTGTCGAAAGCACTTGAAAAAGCCTTCAAAAATATATCTGTCAGCAGCATAAACACAGATAAACCCGCAACATTTCCGTATGTTTCAATCGTGGAAACAAGTAACTCGGTTGATCCTGCGTACATAGACAGCGGCAGAATTGAGAACGCAAGCAACCTACTGTACACAGTGAATGTTTATAGCAATCTCGCCAAAGGCAAGAAAACGCAAGCAAAAAAAATCAGAAACCTTGTGTCAGACGAGTTCGATAAAATCGGCATGATGAGAACATTCTGCCAGCCTATTGAAAATCTATCTGACACATCAATATATCGTATCACAATGCGTTTCGAGTGCAAAGTTGATACGGACGAAATAATTTATAGGAGGTAATGAAGTTGGAGAAAGCAACAATTAATACCTATTTGTATGCAAAAAAGGCCGCTGAAAGCAAAGCTTCAAAGCTTTGTGACATTACATCATACCCAGACCTTTTCACTGCACCTGAAAAGCTGGACGTATCTGACCTGTCCAGCAGGCAGAAAAAATATGCCGAAGGTATGGTAGATGTTCCAGATTACACATTTGGTGCGAACTACACCAAAACAGCGTATGATAAGCTCAAAGCAATGGAAGGCGACGATACAATCGTTTTTGAACTCCGCTTTGGTGCAAATGGTGAATATGGTGCGTGGACATGGACAGGCTCTATGTTTGTCAACATCAAAGGCGGCGAAGTCGGCGGCAAGAGAGAAATGGAAATCACTTCTTATCCGCAGAGCGATATCACTCCGACAACAGTTTCAGATACATAATTTTTTTAGGAGGATAAAACAATGGCAAAGACAATCAATTTCAATTACGAAGGTCAGCACTACGTCCTTGAATTTTCAAGACGTACAGTAAGACAAATGGAAAATAACGGCTTCACTCTGAATGATCTCTCAGACAAGCCAATGAACACTCTGAACGAGCTTTTCGCAGGTGCTTTCAAGAAAAATCACCGCAACGTAAAGCCTGAACAGATTGACAAGATGCAGGCTCTTTTCGCTGATAAGGACAAGCTTATAGAGACTCTGTTCTCAATGTACAGCGAAACTATCGAGACACTGACAACAAATGACCCTGCTGAGGATAGGGAAAATTTGATAACCTGGAGCGTTGGAGAGTAGACAACGTTCCGAAAGAGCAAACATATACTCAAACATTTCTAAAAGCTTTGCCATTGTATTTATCCATAGGCATGACTGCCAAAGAGTTTTGGGAAGGTGACTGCTGTTTGGCAGTTGCCTTTCGCAAAGCTGATGAGATGACACAAAAAGCAAAGAGAGAAAAGGACAATTTCAATGCATGGCTAACGGGACTATATGTTCAAGAAGCCATAGCAAGTTGTTTTTCAAAAGACGGCAAATATCCCGATAAACCGCATGACATTTTCAAAGCCGACAAGGATCCTGAAAAAACGTATGATGACATCATGCGAGAAAATGCGGAGAAATTCAGGAAATTTGCAGAAGCATTTAATAAAGGAAGGGCGGCAAATAAGGGCAATTAAACAGACTTATTGCCACCCTTATTTTTTTATATAGGAGGTGAAAAAGTATGGGATTAGACATCGATAAGCTTAGTTTGAAAGTAGAAGCTTCGTCTGACAACGCTGAAAAAAAACTCGATAGGCTGATTGTTAGGCTCGAAACGCTTAAAAAGTCAGTGGGTAAACTTTCGGGGCTTGACAAGCTTTCCGAAAAGCTCAACAAAATAGCGGCAAGTGCCAATGCTATATCAGGTGTGGATAAGCTTGCAAAGCTTGTTGAAAGCGTTTCAAAGCTGTCACAGATAAAGTCTCCAAATGTTACAAAGACCGTGAACAGCATTAAAAAGCTTTCTGAGGCGTGCAATGCAGTAAGTGGTATGAGTAATGTGAGTGTGCTTAAAGAGAATATAACGGCTATCACAGAGGCGTGTAAGCCAATGCAGGAAATGGGTAAGAACAATCTGTCACCATTCCTTAACAGTCTCAAAAAGATACCTGATATCACAAAGTCACTCGATACAGAGAAAATCAATGAGTTCGCAACGAGAATACGCCAGCTTACCACCGCTATAGAGCCGTTGACAACGCAGGTTTCAAAGGCGGAAAACGGACTTGTCGCACTTAATGGCATTATGAAGAGTTCAATAGCGAGAAACGGAAACCTTGCATCTGCAAATGCCGTAACTGTAAAATCCTATACCAGTTTGTCCTCAGTTTTTAAGGACGCGAGAATAAGAGCTGCCGCACTTTACGTCACAGTCAATAGGACGGTAGATGCACTCGCCGATTGCTTACAATCGTCAAACGAGTATGTCGAAAACATCAACCTATTTACAGTAGCTATGGGCGATTATTCAGAAGAAGCATATAGGTATGCCGAAAAAGTAAATAGTCTGCTTGGTATTGATATTTCTGAGTGGATACGCTTTCAGGGCGTGTTCAAGCAGATAACAACAGGCTTTGGAGTTGCGGCTGAAAAGTCAAACATAATGTCCAAAAACCTGACGCAGATAGGCTATGATATAGCATCATTCTTCAACATCTCCATAGAAGACGCTATGCAGAAAGTTGAATCTGGCATCTCTGGAGAACTTGAATCGTTGCGTAGACTGGGTTATGCCCTTGACGCCGCAACACTTCAGCAGATAGCCTATGATAATGGCATTCAGCAGAACATCAACACCATGACGCAGGCTCAGAAGTCACAGCTGAGATACGTCGCTATTCTTCAGCAATCTACAAATGTTATGGGCGATATGGCAAGAACCATCGTCACGCCTGCAAACTCTATGAGAATTTTGCAGCAACAGTTTGAACAGTTAAAGAGAGCCATAGGAAACATTGTGAGCGTGTTTGCTGTGAAGATGATACCATATGTGCAAGTGTTTGTAAGACTTCTCACAGACGCCGCTAATGCCATTGCAAAGTGGTTAGGCTTTGAGCTGCCGACGATAGATTATTCTGAGGTTGGCAAAGGTCTAAGCAGTGTAACAGAGAATGCAGATGATGCAACAGAGTCTGTCAAGGAAACAAAGAAAGCGTTGCTTGCACTTGCTAGCTTTGATGAGATAAATCAGCTCAATCTTGACAAGAACAACGGCAATGACAGCGGAGATACCACAGGCAACAAATATGATCTCGGCATTGATTTGCCTGAATATGACTTTCTTGCAGGACTTGACAAGCAGACGGACGCACTTTACAAAAAAGTCAAAGCTCAGCTGAAAGAGCTCTACAACTGGCTCAAAAAGCACAAGGATATGATTAAAGTCATTGCAGGACTATTGGCAACAGTATGGGCAGTAAATAAGCTTGCTAACCTGATTAATTGGGTGAAGAAGCTTAAAGGGGCGTTTGGAGGTCTAAGCGTTATAAAAACGTGCAAAACGTGGCTGAAAAACTTCACGGACGGGTTTAAAAATTCTGAGGCTACATCATTCTTTGGAAAGATGAATGACGGAGTTAAAAATTTCAGAAGCAACATATCGCCTGTTGCAAGGGTACTTGGAACAGTTGTTGGAATGGTAGGTGCTGGCATTGGCAGTTATAATCTGTTTAATAAGCTATCATCGGATACTCTTACATGGAAATCAGCACTAGGAGATACTGCGTTAATCGTAGGTGGATTGGGAGTATCCTGGCTGTTTGGTGGCGGAACAGGTCTTGCTATCGGAATTATAACGACAGCTATAGCGGGAATGGTCGGTGCGCTTAAAGGCGTAGACGATGAAATAATCGCTGCTGACAAAGCTTATAGCGATAGTTTGCTATTTAATAATGGCGGAATGAAAATTGATGAATTCACAGATTATCTCAATGCTCAATTTTCGTCAGTTCAGAAATTAAACAAGGAATTATCTGATTATGATAGCAAGATAAGCGATGCACATGATTCTGTTGAGCAAAGCTTGTCAGTTCTAAATAATTTTCAACAGTCATTGAAAGACACACAGACAGTTTCAGCAGACGAAATAAAGAAAATAAAAGATTCTCTCAATAGCCTGGTTGAAAACATGAAATCAGAATTTTCATTCAACACAGATAAAATCTTCGCTGCTTTTCGTAATCAGTCATCTAAAACAGCAGAAACACTTGGCATAGATGTTGGTAGCATGACAACAATTCTCCAGAACTTCCAAAAAGATTTTGAAAATTCCACCGACGATTTGAATAATCGTGCACAAGAATTACTCGACAAAATGTCAACAGGAAACGCAACTGAAAAAGATATAAAAGACTTGCAAGATGTAATGAGTACCATTCAAGAGTTGAGTGTAACAGCAAGTGAAGAACAAGTCAAATTTAATGATGCTGTAAAAGGATTTGCTAACATAGACTTTGAAGATCTTGATACTTTCAAAGAAAAAGCTGAAGAACTCAAAACAACCTACAAGAATTTATCAAAGAACATAGAAGATAACCATACAAGCGTAAAAACATCTTTGGAAACGTTTAAACTCAAGGTAAATGCCATGTTTAATAATGGACTTATTGACGAGTCGAAGTACAAAGAAAATATGCAACTGTATTCAAATATGATAAAACTGATAGATTCTGACTATGAGAAACAAAAGACAAATCTAAAAAATACGATGTCAGGCATTGTTAATGGCATTTACAATGAGTTTGAGAATGCCATTGCAGAGGGTACTACAAACGCAACAGCAACCGCAAAAGAAGCAATGGAAGCAACGTTGAAGACAGGATTCGGAGGAGAAGAAGAATATCAAAAAAATCTTACCGACATAGTTGGCAAACGAGTACGGAGCGCCTATAAGCCGATAAGCGGTGAAATTTCTAACCTGTTTGATAGTTTGGGCATTGACATTGACAGAAACTATGGCGCAAAATTCATGTATCAAATGACAAAGAATGGCGAAAATGGAAGCTTAGGATTGGCAGAGGGTATTAAGTCAAAGAGCAAAAGCGTAACTGAGGTAGCGTCACAAATAGGACTTGCGGCAGTCAAAGCAAGTGCAACAGCTCTTGATGAACATTCACCGTCAAGAAAGACGTTTCAGCAGGGTGTCTTTTTCCTCCAAGGCTTCATGAACGGCATAAAATCGCTGTCAACGTTTATGAACACTTACGTAGCAAATACAGCAAAATCAGCCGTTACAACATTTGATACAAAGTCCACGACAACCTCAATCGGTATCAAATTTATAGACCGCTTTAAAAACGGCATTGACCTGAGGAAAAACAGCCTCATCAATGATATAGTTGACATTTTCAACACAATTCTCGACAAGGCAGATAGTTTCCACGTCCAGTTCTTCAATTCGTTCAATAGTGCGGTACCTGCAATACAGATAGCCTCAAATGGCATTCTTGCCGCTATGGGGCAAGCTGTATCTATACCACAGATAAGCTATACAGCACCTGGATATCGTGTGCAGGGATATGCAAGAGGCGGTTATCCTGCGACAGGTCAGCTATTTGTTGCAAGAGAAAACGGCACACCTGAAATGGTCGGTTCTATCGGTAGCAGAAACGCTGTTGCAAATAACAATCAGATCACTGCGGCAATCAGTCAAGCAGTATATCAGGCAGTACGTGAAGCAAACAGAGATACTCAGAACAGCGGTAGCAGAAACACTGAAATGACAGTTAAAATCGTTCCTGACAAGAATAGTTTCGTGAAAGTTGCTGTTGACGGGATAAACGATACAACCAGACGGACAGGCAAGAGTCCGTTGCACTAAAGTGAGGTGGTGACACAATGCTTAAATTTGACGGCGTAGAAATGCCTGTACCTGCAGATTTGCAGGTACAGAACAACAAAATCTGGTCGGATAATACAGGACGTTCAGCAAACGGAAAGCTTGTTGGCGATATGGTGTGCATAAAGAAGAAATTAATCATATCGTGGGTACACCTCACAGGTGAGCAAGTCGCATTGATAAATCAATACATTTCTAACGTAAGCAAGCCGTTTTTCAGCGTGACATTTACAGATGAAACATTTGTTGAGCAAACGTGCACCATGTATGCAGGTGACACAAAATATGATGTGCTAAAGTGGGTATCACCGATGAAATATCTAAAAAATGTTACAGTAGATCTTATCGAATGCTAGGAGGCGGTGAATATGTATACAGTACAGAACGAACCCGTCTCTCAGCGTATCGAGAGCTATTGCCGTACTTGGAGGCTGTGGATAGAGAATGCAGAGGGCGTTATATCAGGTGACAGCATTATGTCAGCTGATAGCTCCATGCAGGCAACATCACTTTCAGACGACATCGAGCTGGGCGCAGTATGTTCGCAATCGTGGAACATGACCATAAGTGACACTGAAACAGCGTTTCTTGGTAAAGAGTATGACACATATCTGTATCTCGTAGACTACGAAACTAGCGGCATACTTTCAGACGAAAAAATACCAATGGGGCGTTTCACCTGCGTAAAATCAAAGAAATCGGGCGGCAGTGTCCAGCTGACAATGGCGGACAGGCTGTACTTTTCGGATAAGTCATATGTACCTCACATACCTATCCCGAACTGGAATAGATCCGTTGAAGACGACATATGCAGACAATTGGGCTTGCAAAACGGCAATGACTATACAGAGGTGCGACTACTGCGTGACAAGAACGGCAGAAGGCTAAGAGATAACAAAGGCAGACTGCTGTACTCAAAGTATTTCTATTTCAAGGTCGGCTCCGTGCCAAAAGACGTGACCATGCGCCAAATGTTGTCCTATCTGGCTTCTGCTCAGGGGCAGTTTGGGTATGTTGACAGGTACGGAAAGTACGTCCGAAAGTGGTATGGTAAACCAGTGAAAACGTTGGATAACAACACAATAGACCTTCCAACACTGTCAGAAAGGCAGAACATAATCGTGGGCATTATCTGCAAAGTGAGTGATGATGTAACGCTGTCGCTTGGTGTAACAGATACCACGCAAGGACGTGTGCTAGAGTTTGAAAATCCGTACATGACAGAATCACTTTTGCAATCTCTGTGGCGCAGGATAGGAGGCTTTTCGTGGTACACAACAGAATTGTATCACAGATTAGGCGATCCACGTTTCGATATAGGTGACGTGGTGACCTACACCAACGGCACAGACAGCTATGATATACCGATAACGAATTTAGGATTTACCTTTGACGGCGGACTGAGTGCTGATATTTCGGCGGTAGGTTTGTCGGTAGAAGAACAGCTTTAAGGGGGGCGAGATAATGGCTGATGAAAATTTGACACTGGCGCAGGATATCACTGAAAACGATTATCCTATGCAACACGCAGGTGAGGAAATCGATGAGATATTGAGCCGAGCCGGCAAGATACACTATGGCACTGTGGAATACAAGATGACGAAAGCGAATCCACTGATGCAGATACCGCTTGGACTGACCTTTGCACCTAAACAGGTAATAGCAACGCTACGGCAGACAGCCGCACCAACACCATATCAGAACTACTGTACCCACGTTAGGGGTTCGGGAAAGTCGTACTATCTGAACGTCTGCATGGGATCTAATAACGGGTCAACAGTGGAAAACGTGCCGACAGGAACATACTATGTTGATTATATTGCAATAGAGTAAAGAGGGGTGATTAAATGACGATAACATTAAATGCAGACTATGACGTAACACTAAGCACAGCCCTACTGGGTTATGTCGGTGAAACGAATGCTAGACCTGTGTCTGTTGGGGGCATGGAGATAGACGGCGCAGACCGCTATGTAATGACGATAGACTACGGTGATGGCGTTCAGTACGAGGTCGATATCACAGGCGGACAGTGGACGCCAACGGCTGATATACTGCGGTCAGCGCAGACAGTCAGCTGCCAGATATGTGCAAAAAAGCTGTCAGGTGATGAGTATATTTTGGTTAAAAAATCACGAATATTCCGACTGCGAATAGGGGCGGCTATCGGTGATAATGCTGTGCCGTCACCAAGTGTGGCAGCTGACGCACTGGATAGGATATCGGCAATCGGTGAACAGGTCGAAGCTGACGTGGAAAGGGCTGAGAATGCAGCTAGCACGGCTATGCAGGCGGCTGAAAACGCTGAGAAATCAGCTACCACCGCAGGAGTATCAGCCGACACCGCAACGCAGGCGGCAAGCCGAGCTGAAACAGCAAAGACAGCGGCTGAAACGTCCGCAGCACAGGCTGAAACAGCTAGACAGGGTGCAGAAACTGCACGTCAGCAGGCGGTCACGCAAGCTAACGCCGCTAAGATATCCGCAGCCCAGGCGTCAACGTCAGCACAGCAAACTGAGGCTGATAAGACCATAACGGCAGGTTATGCAAAGACCGCAAAGACTTGCGCTGACAGCACTGCGGCAGACAGGCAGGCGGTGGCTGATATGGCAACGCAGGTGACAGCCGACAAGGCTACAGTGGCAGACCATGCTGCACAGGTTGCAGAAGACAGAACAGCCGCTGAAACCGCCGCACAGACAGCACAGTCTGTAGCTGATAGTTTGCCTGAAGATTATGTTACGGCTGTTGGAAAAATTGCTGAGAATACGGCTGAAATTTCTGCGGTAAAGCTGACCGACAAGGAACTGAAAAGGCGTGTGGACGCACTGTATTCCATAGGTCAGGGTGTGACACATAGGTTTGAAACGGACACAGATACGGCATATGCTAAGACAGTCCCGACAGGGGCAAAGCTGATGTCGGTGAAAAATATTGGTGGTAAGTCAATCGTGTTTAATCAAAGTTTTCAGCCAAGGAAGGGAGCAAACAGCGGTGTTACCGTGACCGCTGATTCTGACGGAACAATCACCATTAATGGAACTACGACAGAATCATACATCAATTTCAGAGATGTCACGCCCGAGGAGAACAAGATAGGAAAATATGCATTTAAACTGCTGGTTCTGAACAATCCTGACAACGTAGAAATGGGTTTTGGTTTTCTAAATCGGAGTAAATCGACTCCGAAAATTACCAGTGGTTCATCTGCTGTGATTTATAATCAGACACAATCGGAGATTTTACTGGGGAAGTCTACTGGAATTAGTGGTTTTGCAGTCGGTACAGTTTTCAATGACGTTAAAATTAAAATTCAGATTTTCGATTTAACCGCCATGTTTGGTTCAGGAACTGAACCTAGCACAGTGGAAGAATTTGAGAAGATGTTCCCAGCCGATTACTACCCATACTGTGCTGGGGAGGTTGTCAGTGCTGGGGTTGAGAGCGTCGCTGTGGGTGATACCACACACACAATCCCCGAAGCAATCAAGGCACTGCCTGGCTACGGCGTTGAGGGGAATGCGGTAGACTATGAGGCTAAGACCTATACGCAGAACAACACTGTTGACGGAACGGAAGTCAAGGCGTTAGATACACCTATCGTAACCGATATATCAACCCTGATACCAGATGATTTCCTGCGAAACATCGAGGTCGAAGCAGGTGGTTCAGTGACATTCAAAAACAGCAATGACAACTATCGCATACCTGTTCCAAGCGAAGAAGAATATATTGTTAAGCTGTCAGAAGTGGGAGGTACAACATGACAGAGTTGCAGAAAAAGATGGTTGAGAAGTTAGGATTATCACAAGAAGACTTCCAACCAAAGAAGGCTACAAAGGTTGATGAGTTGGAAGCTCAGGTGCTATATACTGCACTGATGACTGATACTCTAATTGGAGAGGAAGAGGAAGATGTATAGAAAAGTCAAGAGGTTGTATGATTTAGGTTTGTACACTGCTGAGCAGGTCAAGGATTTTGCTGACAGGGGGAAGATAACCCCTGAGCAGTATGAGGAAATCACGGGACAGAAATACGAAAGCGAGGAACAGTAATGAAAGAAAACACAGCAAAAATCATCATTTCAGCAATAGCCGCAGGGCTATCAGCGTATTTCCGTGTCATGGCGATACCTATAGTCATTCTGGTGCTTGTGATGATCATTGACTACATTACAGGTATGTGGAAAGCATGGAATAGGGGCGAGTTGTCAAGCCGTGTCGGTCTTAAAGGGCTTTTCAAAAAGGTCGGCTACATATTTGTGGTGGCGGTGTCAGGCGTGCTTGATTGGCTCTTTATCTCAGGACTTTCACAGATAGGCATTGAGGTAAACGTCAGCTTTTACTTTGGCCTTATCGTGACGATATGGTTTATCATCAATGAATGTATTTCTATTTTGGAAAATCTTGCGGTGATAGGTATACCATTGCCGTCATTCTTGGTGAAGATAGTACACAAGCTTAAAATCACAGTTGAAAGCAAAGTGGATACAAATGAAAGTGAGGAATAGAAAATGACATATGATGAATTTATCAAGAAGCACAATGGTGTAGCGATTAACTATGACGGCGCAGCAGGCAAACAGTGTGTAGACCTTGCAACGGCATATTTCAACGAGGTCTTCGGATCAGGTATCAAGAATTTCTGGTATGACGCACATCACTTTTGGGATTTATTCGATAAGAACACTTGGCTGAAAGCAAATTTCATAAAGGTAAAGAACACGCCAAGCTTCGTGCCGAAAAAAGGTGATGTAGCGATATGGTCAGGCACGTTGAATGGCGGCTGGGGTCACATAGCAATCTGCACGGGTGAGGGCAACACGAGTTATTTTTATTCGTATGACCAAAACTGGAGCGGAAAAGCCTGCACTAAGGTCAAGCATACTTATGACCACATTGCAGGCTTCCTGAGACCAAAAAAACAGAGCAAGATAAGTGTGAAAGTGCTTGACAAGACAGGCTACAAGCAGGGCAACAAAACAAACGGTGTGCTTGCACTCAAGGAACTGCTACTTCTTGCAAAGGCGGTCAAGCTTCACAACGTAGGTATGGATAAGAACGGTACATACGGAAAAGGTACTGCAAAGGCAGTTAATACCCTGCTGAAAAAGTGGGGGTACAGCGAGAATGGTATCGCAGGCGTGAACTTCATCAAGAAGCTCAGCGACGAGATTACAAAGAAGATAAAGTAGACAGTAAGACAGCCGACAGGGATTATTCCTTGTCGGCTGTCTTCATATCATCTTTTATTAATTTATTGATGTATCCGTTCAAGCTCAAGCCCTGGCTTTCTGCATAATTTTTTATTTCTTCACGTTCACCCTTTTTAACCAGCACTTTTATTTGGTCATATGTTTTGGCACTATATTTTTGTACCGCTTTGTTGCTTGCTTTTGTATATGCCATAAATTCACCACCTTTTAAGATATTATACCACTTTTATATATTTGTAACAATATACATTTTATACAAATATATTGGTACAACTTTGTTGAGTTTGTCTATTGATATATTGGTACAGATATAGTATAATAATATCAGAAAAGAACGAAAGGGGGCGGTTAAATTGGACAAGAAAATAAAAAAGCTTGTTAAGCTGGTCCAACAACTTAACAAGCTAATGATCGAGATAATCGGCTTGATTGGCTACATCTTGATCATAAAAGATTTACTTAAATAAGTAAATTCGGCAGAAAGGAGAGTTGACCGCTCTCCCAACTGCTTGAATTATACCACAAAAACGAAAGGGTGTCAATATGAAAAATGATATTTTCAAACTTTGCAAAGAGCTGCTCAAGCTTGGCGGATTGATACTTGCAGTAGCGTACCTGGTGTTAAGATAATTCAAGGAGGTAAATAACATGAAAGTTACAGTAGAAAACGGAAAAATCAAGGTAAACAGTCCGTACAACAAGAGCTTTGTCGCAGGGGCAAAGCAGATACAGGGTAAGTGGAATGCCCCTTGCTGGGTCTTTCCAGAGGAGAACAAGGAAGCCGTCAAGGCGTTGCTTATCGAATGCTACGGAGAGTGTGGAGAGCTTGGTGCGGTCAGCACTGTCACAGTAGATCTTGACCTCGACACTTATACAGAGGGCTACGAGGACGGAGAAATCAGAGTTGGCTCAATCGTTGTTCTGAAAAGACTCTATCGTGATAGAGAAGTTATTTTCTCTGACAATGCAATGCTTATAAGCGGTGGCTTTGCCGCTTCGGGCGGCTCTGCCAAAAATCCCAGGATATCAGCTGATGAGGGTACAATCGTTCGTGTTAAGGGTGTGCCTGAAACAATTTACAGTAAGATAAAGGACCATGAGGGCGTTAAGCTCGTATCTGATATAGACGTGGAAAGCTTAAAAGCAGAGCGTGAAAAGCTTCTCAAAAGAATTGCCGAAATAGACGGCTTGCTTGCACTATGAAAGCGGCGGTCTATATAAGGGTGTCAACGCTGGACCAAGCACGAGAGGGGTACTCCCTCTCTGCTCAGCGAAAGACACTCACTGAATGGTGCGCCACAAGAGGTTATGAGGTATACAATGTGTATGCCGACGAGGGCATAAGTGCAAAAGATATTACACACCGCCCAGCGTGTCAAGCCATGCTTGAAGCGGCTTATAACAGTGAATTTGATATCATACTGATATGGGCGTTAAGCCGTTTCACAAGGTCCGTTGCAGATCTTTATGATACATGGGATAAACTACAAAAACATAACGTCAGCGTTGTAAGTTGCACAGAGGGTTTCGACACATCTACACCGACTGGGCGTGCGATGATGGGCGTACTTGGTGTTTTCGCCCAAATGGAGAGAGAATTGACGGCTGAAAGGGTTTCATTTGCGCTTGCTGAAAGAGCTTCGCAGGGGAAGCGGACTTGCTCTGACGTTTTAGGCTATGACCTAGACGGAAAGGATAGTCTTACTATCAATGAAGCAGAGGCAGAAGTTGTTCGGTTAATTTTTCAAAAATTCATTGAGTATCAGTCCTATCTACCTGTAGCTGAGATAGTCAACGCAATGGGACATCATGGGCGACGAGGGAGTTCATTTAACGCTGAGTCGATAAAGAAAATAGTAACACACCCTGTTTACATTGGCTATTACAGCTTTAAGGGGCATTTATATCAGGGCGACTATGAGCCGTTGATATCGGAAAAAGATTGGAGGCATGCGCAACGTATTGTACAGAAGATACGTTGCGGTCGGAGAAAGTATATCAGATAGTAGTTCAGCCGTCTCGGAGTAATCTGAGGCGGCTGATTTTATTTTTTATACAATCCGCGCAGAGCGGATATAGTGGCTATTTTTCTTCGACTGCCTTTGCCTTTTTCTGCTGTTTTTGCAGGTTGGTGAGATTATCGCCCCAGCCTATCACTGACTAGCCATACCATGTTGTACCCGATTTTCCTTTAATAGTATTTCTCTTCGCAGTGCCGAATCCGTGACAAATGCGGTCAACGAATTCTGAATCATCTGCCGCATTTTCAAAGCAAAATTTCAACGTGTGCAAATTTCGTGTCATATTTCGTGTCATACATTTATTATTTTAGCTAATATTTTATCATTTCCACGCATATTTTAACATTTTAGAGCATAAAGAAAACCGCCTATCTACGCCATTTGACGTAAACAAGCGGTTTTTCGTATGGTGCGGGTGACAGGACTTGAACCTGCACGGTGTTGCCAATAGAACCTAAATCTATCGCGTCTGCCAATTCCGCCACACCCGCATACAAAACAACATTATTATTTTATCATAAACTCCCTACTTTGTCAAGACCTTTTGCTCAAAAAAATGCCCGATGCTCAAAACATCGGACTGATTTTTTTTTATAATCTCTTAATATTATCAAGAATTATCAGCTTGTGTGTAAAACCCTCAAGCTTGTTTTTGATATCACCATTCTTTATAAAAAGGAGTGTTGGCAGTGCTGTAACGTCATATCTCTTCGCAAGATCTGGCTGAGATGTGATATCACACTTAGCTATGATAGCGGTTTCTCCAAGCTCTTCTGCAGCTTCGTTAAGCCCTGCCTCTGTTCTTTTACAGTGAACACAGGTAGGTGAGTAAAATTCTATAACAAGCGGTTTGTCTGCTGATATCAGCTCGTTGTAATTCTGGTTTGTCAGTTCTGTAAGCATTTTTTTATTTCCTCCAATATATATTATATTATTC